CATGGTCCGGTGGTACGGATGCGTCGAATGGCGTCGACTGGACCACCGAGCCACTGCAGGTGTGGCCCGCGATCGATTCCGGCGACTATCGGCTCGATATCAGACAGACCGGCGGCACCGACAAGGTGGCATGCCGGTTTTTGCAATCATGGGAGTAGTTAATCATGGCTAAGTCTTTGCATGCTCGTCTGGTGGCATACAGGCCGTTCGGCGAGCGTATCGGCGTATTGGCGGAGCCGGTGAGCTTCAGCGCGTCCATTTTACACAATGACGATGGTGCTATCAGCATCGAGTATTCGATGCTGTCCGGGGACGCGCAAGCGTTTGACCGAGAGCTGACGGACGGTCTCGAGGTGGCTGTGGAGGTGTCGGACGACACCGGCTATCGTGAGCCGGACAACGCTCGCTATGTCATCACTGGGCGCAGCGGCAAGACGGACGACCGTACCAAGACCGTCACCTATTCCGGCCAGTCGATCAGCTGGCTCCTGTCCAAGGCGGAGAACAACGATTCCAGCCATCTGCTCACGGACGGCGACAACAAGGGCAAGAGGCCCTTCTATTCGTCGAATCCGGGTGTGATTCTCAAGACGCTCCTTGACGAGAATAAGGAGCGTGGCGGCGTGGCCACCGGTCTGACCCTGGGCTTCGACACGGCCAAGGATGCAAGTGGTGCGGCTTGGTCGCGGAAATATACCTTGTATTACAGCCTTGGCACTGATTTGCAGACGATCCTGTCGTCTCTTGTCAATGGTGGCGGCTGTGATTGGCGCACGTCCGGCAGGACGCTGAAAATGTGGAATGCGGACAGCACCGCATTGAGCCGTGACCTAAGCAAGAGCATTGTGCTGCAATTGGCGCGTGACATCAGCGAGGCACCCTTCGAGGAGTCCATCGCCGACCTGGCCAGCACCATCCTTGTCGAGGGTGACAATAATCTGCTCTTCCGCATGGACAATCCGACTGCTCCGACCCCGTGGGGCAAGTGGGAATCCTATTCGTCGCAGGGTGGCGTGTCCGACAAGGACACCGCTCAAGCCTTTATGCAGAGTACTTTGGATGATGCTGCGAGGGTACGTGGCCAATACACGCGCGATCTCATCATCTCAGACGTGGACGCGCTGCCGCTCGTCGACTACCATGCCGGCGATTGGATTACCGCCCCCACCGTCTCCCATGGGGAGAAGGTGCGCGTGCAGGAAATCGACCTGAGCATGCGCCAGAACGAGGGCTTATCCTGCTCAATCGCTCTGAATGATATCAAGTATGACGCTTCCGTGCGCCAGGCGAAGAAGATCAAGGGCATCACCGGTGGCGCCGCGTTGGCCGGCAGCGAGGGCGGCACGACAGCCTCTTCCGACCGTGACCATCGCGTCCCGAAGGCACCTCTCGGATTGATCGTGCAGACGGACGCCTACATCGGCTCCGACGGCTACGCGCATGGTCTGGCCACGGCTTCGTGGTCCGCCGTGACCGAAGCCACGAACAACACGTCCATCGAGATCAGCAATTACGCCATTGAGTGGCGCAGGCACGTGGATGGTGCGCCTTGGCATTCGGCAGGCACGACTGATAAGACTCAGCTCGGTTTCGGCGGCTTGGATTGCGGCACGCAAATCGAGGTGCGCGTCAGGGCCGTGCCGACGTATTCGGACAAGCTCGGCGAATGGTCGAGCGTTTTCGTGGCCACCGTCGAATCGGACACGACGCCATGCTCCGTACCGTCGAAGCCGGTATTGTCGTCCGAGCTTGGCGTGGTGACCGTCCACTGGGACGGCAGGACCTCCACCGGCGCGTCGATGGAATCGGACTTCGACCATATCGAGGTCGGCGAGGGCGTCAATGCGGACGGCATGATCGTCATCAGCGCCACCCAGTCCGGTCGGGGCGATTATCTTGTGACCGGTCTGGCAGCCGGTTCCCGGCACTCCTATGCGCTGAGGTCCGTGGATCATGCTGGCAACCGTTCCGACTGGTCGGCAGTCGCCACTGTCACCGTGGCTTCTGCGGTCTCGCCGGAAGAGGTCAAACAGATCCAGAAGGATTTGGCTGACAACAAGACGGCGTTGAAGGATAATACGGCCAAGCTCGATCAGGCGCGGAAGGACATCCAAGCCAACAAGTCGAATCTCGACACGGCGAATCAGACGCTCACGCAGGCAAAGGCCGATCTGTCGCAGGCACGGAAGGACATCGCGCAGACCAAAAGCGACCTGACCACCGCGAACGGCGAGATATCGAAGGCCAAGGAGTCGGCGGCGCAGGCGTATGCCGAAGCCCACTCGAAGAACCATACCTTCCGTGGGCCTGATGAGCCGAAGGGCAATCTCATCGTCGGCGACCTGTGGCTCAAGACGCAGAGGTATTGGACGAGGTGGCAGGGCGAGAAGAATAATTCGCCGTCCATGCTGGCCGACTTTTACACGTACTGGACCGGCGCTCCGAACAACAGTCCGAGCGTCTTGGTGCCGTTGTCCGACCGCGTGATCGATACGCTTGTCTGGGATGGCTCCGCGTGGAACCACATGGGCTATGCCGACGTGGAGAACAATGCGAAGCAGATCGAGCAGGCGAAGTCGGATATCGCGGATAATGCCGCGAAGACCACCGACGCGAAGAAGACGGCTGAGAATGCGGCTGCCGCAGCGAAAAACGCGCAGGGCACGGCTGATACGGCCAATGGTGCGGCCAAGACCGCTCAGGATACCGCCAATGCGGCCACTGCCGCCGCGAAGAGTGCGACCGCCACCGCAGGTCAGGCCAAGGATGCCGCCAATGCCGCGCAGGCCGCCGCCGAAAGCGCGAAGAAGACGGCTGGCAATGCGCAGACTCTGGCGAATACGGCCAATGAGTCCGCCAATGCCGCCAAGTCCACAGCGGTCAATGCTTCGAGCGTCGCGACCCAAGCGAAAGCCACGGCTGACAGTGCGGCCCAATCCGCCACGGACGCGGCGAATGCGGCCCAGAAGGCGAATACGGCTGCTGCCGCCGCCGCTGGCGTGGCGAACGGCAAGGCCGACGTGCTCATCCAATCCACTGCGCCGGACGCTTCGATGCGCAAGTCCACGACACTGTGGATAGACACGACGAATGGCGCTAACACGCCGAAACGGTGGAACGGGTCGGCGTGGTCGGCGGTGACGGACAAGGCGGCCACCGATGCGGCGAACGCCGCCGTCAAGGCGAATGATGCGGCCAAAACCGCTCAGTCCACCGCCGACAAGGCTTCGACCGCCGCCGCCAATGCCGCGTCGCAGGCGAATCAGGCGCAGGCCGCCGCGAAAAAGGCGCAGACCACCGCCGACGGCAAGAACCTGATCTACCGTGGCCCGGACGAACCCGCGCATGATGGGCTGAAGCCGGGCGACATGTGGTGGCGCACGCAGAAGTATTGGACGAGATGGAAAGGCGAGAAGAATAATTCGCCGTCCATGCTGGCCGACTTTTACACGTACTGGACCGGCGCTCCAAACGCTTCTCCAAGCGTGCTCGTGCCGCTCACAGACCGCGTTATCGAGGTGCTGACGTGGGATGGCACCCGCTTCACGCCGTTTGATCTCGTGGCCAATAACATTCTGGCTGCCGGGACGGTCGGCGCGAAGACCATCGCCGCGAACGCGGTCACCGCCGAAAAGGTCAAGGCCAGCGCGATCACGGCGGACAAGCTGGCAGCCAATTCGGTGACCGCTGAGAAGCTGGTGGCCGACGCGGTGACCGCCGCGAAGCTCGCCGCCGACAGCGTGCAGGCGCGCAACATCGTCTCGCTCGCCATCACGACCGACAAGTTGGCCGCGAACTCGGTCACGACCGCGAAGCTCCGCGTCACGGAGGACATGACCGTGGCGCTCCTGAATGTCCATAAGATTCAGGCCGGCGACATCGTGGCTGGCGCTGTCACGACCGACAAAATCGCCGCGAACTCGGTGAACGCTGACAAGCTGGCCGCGAACTCGGTGAACGCGTCGAAGATCGTGTCCGGCGCGATCACCACGGACAAGCTCGCAGCGAACTCCATCACTGCGGTGAAAATCGCGGCGGGCAGCATCACGACGGACAAGGTAGCCGCCGGACAATTCCGAGGCTACACGTTTACGGGTGCGATATTCCAGTCCAGCGAGGCCGCGAACACTGGCGTGAAGCTCAATTCGACGGGCCTGCGGATGTGGGATTCGAACCACAACCAGACCGTCATTCTGGACGGCGAGGGCAGGTCGAACCTGCTGACCGGCACGTTCCAGACCCGCGTTAGCGGGCATAGGGTGCGTATTTCTCCGGACTACGCGACCGGTGTCGTTGGCGGAGCGGAAAAGTCTATCGGTGACGGAGTGGAATTCGTGGCCTGTGACTCGTCGAACAGCGAATACTACAGGTTTCCGGCCATCGCATCGGCCGTCCAGTCGAACGATGTCGGCGAGATGAGCGTCTTGGATTTTTGGAGCGGACACGTCAAAAAGAACGACCCGGCGTCTTTCCTGCGTCTGGGATCCAAGCCACGCGAGCGGGGTGGCACCGGAAGCGGCGGTATCGCGTCCGAGGTGTACGCCATGGCGGACAGTAATTACGACGAGCCCGACGAGAGCAAAACTGCCAGTGCGTCGCTCGATTTGTCCTACGATAGCGTGAACGGTGCGAGGGTCTGGCTCCAAGCGCGCGACGCGAACGGCAGGGTCGGAGTCGGAGCGAACATCGCGACCGGATATTTGTATCTCGGCGGCTTTCTCGGCGGCATCCAGAACAGGTCCACCTTCCAATCCGGCGCCGCGTGGAAGGCGTGGTGTCCGAACCCCGGCCATAGCATCCCGACCGGCGCATCAGCGCAAATCACTTGCAGGCTCAGTCCGACGAAATACGGCCGCTATTATGCGGTCGCGAACGCGGATTCGGAA